ATATACATTATGCGAAATGGCCTGTTGACGCTCCTGTGCGCCCTGGCGGCCTATCAATGCTGGTCCCTCCACAGGAAGCGGACCGGACAATGACGATAGACACCTACGATCGCGTAGACCTGACCGGCCCTTGGGCCGGTTTTGGTTTCCAGGCCAGACACATGTTCACGCCCGAAGGAAGAACCCTGCACCCAGAAGACATGAAGTACTGGTCGCTGACGTGCAACATCGCCCGAGAATGGGGGCTGATGATGGCGGAGGAACGGCAAGCTCGAGGCCTGGAGCTCGAGGCGAACAAGAGAACCGTCAACCTCGAAGCGGCTGGAAAGCCTTGTGCCACAAGGGTTCTGAAATCGAAATGCTCGAGCTCGAACGTGATCTACCTTCGAGAAGTGCTGCGAGCTCGCAGAGAAAAGCAGTTGTCAGTGGTAGCTGATGCGGGGTCCGCCGACAGAGCACGTGTGGTCCGGCAAACACGTGGGCCACGCACTCCAAGGCGCGGGTGAGGCGTTATCCGTAGGGGCTGTGCCCCTACACCCCACGGGTCACTTACATGCCGCTTGGACGATGTTGTCCCAATGGCTGGACATGGCAAACGAGCGATGCACGCCGGCAGCGTCATAGGCTGCCTTACGCTGCGCTTTAGCCGATTCGCAGGCGGATGTGCTGGTTGTGACCGTAGCCCCTGTTGCGTAGCCGACTGATGGGGCGTTGCGAGCCTTAAGCTCGCGGTCGATTCGAAGCAAGCGCACCTTGTCGGCAATGGTTGGCTCTGCTTCCGGCGTAGCGTCCCACGCCTTTTCGGATATGCCGGACGCACAAGGTGCCGACTGATAGACGACCTGCCCGCGTTCGCGGCATTTATGTACCTGCTGAGCGTATGCAGGCGCCGCGATTGCGAGCATCAGGAAAACCGCCAGTCTTACGTGCATGCCAACCCCCTGTGATTGGCATGGATGATACCGAACTACATTTGCAAGGTGGTCGGGCCGGTATACGTGCTGGACTGATACCCCGGTGACTCGGGGAACGTGCCCTGACTACGAATCTGACGGCCAATCGTCACCCCCGGCTCGGGATCACGCATGCGCCTTGCTTCCTCGCTGTAGTGAGCCGACTGCTGCAGATCAGTCATCCGGCGCGCCTCGCGCTGGTTCATGTCAAGGAACGGTTCGTATTGGCCGCGTGTGGCGACGATAGCGCAGCGCGCCTCATCCAGGGCATAGGCGGTGCCCTGATCGGTGATGCAGCTGCAGGACGCGCCGCTGTGCTTTCCATGGGCATCCTGCCCTGCCCCAGCTTGCATGCAGAACAAGCGCGGCGGCTGATTATTGGGCACCGCCAGCGCATCGTAAGCAGGGGCCGTCCAAGGCTGACCGGGGACTCGCGGCGTCATCCAGCCCACGTAATCGCGCGCACGCGTCGGCGTCGGGTCCTCCATAGGTTGGGGCGCAGCTCCGACCGTCGCTGCCGCTCCGTTCTGCGCTGCGCCCTTGGGTGTCGATCCTTCCGGCGTCGTATGCAGCTCACCGGTTAGCTGATCATGCACGCGGCCAACGGTCAGCCACGCACCGACGATGATCGCGATGAGCAGCAGGATGGCAGTCGGGTAGTACCACGGAATGCTGCGCTCGCTGGTGTCAAGCACAGTTGACTCATACAGGCCCATCGGCCGCTTCGGCAACTTGACCCGCTTCAGCGTCAACGGGTGCCCACGCTCAGGGTTTTTTTCGTACTTGTCGAACGTGCGCAAGTGCGCGAACGGCAAGCCGAACCGCCGACGGACATGCACATGTCGCTCGATCAGATCCTGCACGAAGTCATCGCATTGGCGGTCCGGCGACTGGCTCACGAAGATGAAATCAAGACCGCGATGCCGATGCTTGGCGAGTTGTTCAACATGGTGTGGAACGGTCGAGCCGGGCCGACGCTTGGGCAGCATGCCGTGCTCATACGCCTCATCGACAACACACACCGCACCATCCGGAAGTGAGTTGGGCCAGTCGATAAACTGCTCTGGCGTCATCTCAAGCATGCGAGCATCGGCGTGCTTAAAACCCCGCACATTGCACACATACACCAGCCGGCCAGCGTCGCGAAAATCAATCGCATGGTCGATCGCGTGAAGCGTCTTGCCGTGCCCAGGTTGGCCGGTATACCAGTAGATCATTGCTTCACCGCTCCAAGCTGTTGCGCCACACTCGTAGGCATCGGAATGACCTTGAACATAAAGCGCACCGAGAGCGCCGAAATGATCATGGTGATAAAGATATCGAAGCCAACGGCACCTAAGAAATTCTGGGCCCAGTCGGGCAACGCACCAACGTAGGTAGTGATAAACGTTTTGAGGTTAGGCAACAGCGCATTCACCGAGACCAACGTGACGCCAAAGCTTGCGGTGATCTTGCTCACAATGCGGCCGATGCCGGAAAAAAAGACCTCCCAGAGCAACCCAACGCCACGTCTAATCCAATCCCAGACAGGTCCAAACATGCTTAGTCTCCCATGAGAAGTTGGAGGGCAATAAACACACCGATCAGCAACATCACAGCGCGCAGGGCTGCAATCAGTGGACACCACCACGTCGCACCGTCGAGGGACACTTGCCCAAATCGGCCAAGGTCAACCGTGCCGAGGGTTGGACATGAGCCACCGCCAAATCCTGACGTGTCGAGGAGATCCGCACCGACCTTGAGAGAAGACCACCCTGGGCCATCTTTATCAGTAGCGCCCGAGTGAGGATCAGCATTGCTGCCCTCGCCGTTTTTGGGCTTTGCCCACTCGGGTCCATCACCGCAGCGTGCAGCACGCATAGCGCGTAGCTGATGCGCCTGTGCGTTATCACCTTCGACTGTGAACCCGCTTTTGCAATCCCCAATATCGCCAGTCACCTTTGTCGCGTTACCGGCTTCCACAGCGCAACGTGTCGCCCATGCCTGCGTGGCGATCATGCCCAATGCGGCGTCACCTGTAACAATGGGTGCAGTCTTGCAATCACCACCCCCGGACGCACCGTTGCCCTCGCCCTCCTCACCTTTTCCATCCCCCTCGCCTTCATTTTTTGAACCGGCGTCGGTACCGTTGGTGGTCTTATAGGTTGTGACGTTTGTAGTCACCGTGGAAGAAGTGCCCCCTGAACTGGTGGTGCTAGTAACGGTTGTTGGTCCACCTTTTTTTTCCAGGGTGTCACCACTTGGAAGCTGCAAATTAGGGGCTGTGTGCTGCGTCCCACCCTGCCTATCAGCGAGCTCGGCACCCTCGGTTTTCTTCCCGGTCTCTCCGGGCTTCCAACACAGCTGCTTACCTGTGCTGGCAGTTGCGCATACGCGCCCATCGGACTTGGCGCAGATCGTCTGCCCGTCCACTGGGGTGCACTCTTGCTCTTTCGGTGTTGGATCGAGCTGGGCATCTGTGGAGGTGCACTCTTGGCCGGTGGGAGTGAGACCGCCAGGCGAGAACATCTTTGCAGCCGAACCGACTGTCATACCGACCGCGACATTTGTCGGCGAATACTGACAGCCGTTTTTGCAGACACTGGCACCACTGCCGGGCCACGACTGCGAGCCTGATATAGGCGCAACCGTACCGCACGAATTGCTGTTGTCGTACGGATAGTCACCACAGGTTTCATCGCCTACAGGGCCGTTGTAGTAGGCATATCGCTTGTATTGGCATTGATAAAGCCCACCGCCATTCGCGTTTGGTTTGTCAACACATTTGCCGCCAAAATTGAGAGACGTATCAGATTGCTGATAGTGGCTTGCGTATTTCTGGCATAGAGACATTGCCTGCTGCTTCGTGGTGGCCGCGAACGCAGGCTGACTAAAGAATGCGAGCAGCCCAAGCGCACAGATGATCAGGTATCGAATGCAAGCCACAACGCCCCCAAGATGGCAACGATGACGAAATACCCCATGTCTCCCCCTCAAGCGAAAGGGGCGGTCTCCCGCCCCCTCACCTAACCTTTTTGATGAACCACCAGACGAGGTAGATACCCCGAATGGCGGCAAGGACTGAAAGGATGCCAGCGACGATTTCGGCGAAGGCACCCAACCCCAACGCTGCCAGCAACGCCGGCATGGTCGATTACTTGGCGCGCTTGATCATCGACCACAACAGGAACAGGCCGAGCACGCCGGCCAGCACCACCAGAATTGACGACACAGTGGCCTTGCCGGAGGTGATCTCGGTGGTGATCGCCTCACCCGGCCCAGCGGCCTGCGCGAACGCCAGGGCAGGCAGCAGGGACACGGTGCCGATGGCACCTGCAGCGCGATTGCGGAATGCCTTGGCTTTGGCCTTGGCGCGGAAGATGGCGGACTGCACGTTGTTTGCGTTCATTGATCTTTCTCTCTCACAGGATGGTGGGATGGTTAGAACCGCTCTTTTGATGCCCTGGCGTATTGTCGGAAGACAGCGCCAAGCGCCCAGCACGACGCAATCGCAAGCGCCACTTGGGTTCCTTCGGCCAGCGTGAGCGGTGGCAACACTGGCTCTGGTTTTTCGATCCACACCGAGGCCGTGCACATGCCCGCACTGTCAATGTTCGACGGCATGCAGGCTTGCAAGAACAGGGACTCGGCCATGGCTTACGCCACCCGTGCCGCAGGTTGTGCGGCTTTGGCAGTGGAATCCGGGATAAGACGAATGCGGCGGCCGAACTCAAGACCACCGAATTTATTGTTCTGGCACGACCTGGGATCGATCAAGTAAAAGCCCTCGGTGTACGGCGGTTGATCCTCATCAAGGCCGATGGTGAAGGGCAGCGGGAAATCCCCCTCGCGCAACACAGCTGCGGTCTGCTCACGGAAATGCGTTGCGGGCTTACCCTCGCGCGCAGGAAACGAACGGACAGCGACAGCGGAACTCATGATCTGAACTTTCATAGTGGGACTACCTTCCAGGCGAATGTCCGGCCGAAGATGAATGTGACTTTCCACGGAGACGGCCAGAACTCTCCGGTAAGCCTGTCGAACCAACCGCCCTTTGCTTTGCGGATATCCGCTTCCCCGCCAAGAGCTTCACGCGCGTCTTTCGGGGCCTTCCACCAGCGCAATTCGCGCTTGGATTCGGTATCGAGTCCACCGATGCCATGTGTGCGGAAGCCTTTGGGAAAAGCTCCAGCTGTAATGGCGGTGAACTTGCTTGCGTACTTCGCGAGATAGCCGACGCAGTTGCGGGCTTTCTTGATTTGGGATGTGCCATGAGGCCACCAACCGCGTTGATCGACTTTGCCGAAATACATGCCCGTGGGAACCCACAGCATCACGTGGTAGTGCGGGCGGAATCGCTGGGTAAGCTCTCCGACCCATACGTAACGAAAGCTTTCACGGTTCCACCGTGCGCGCCCAGATTTAAGGCGATTGAAGTGGCCGCGCATGCGTTTAAATAATTCGCTAACGTCACGAGGGCTGCTGTCGCTTCCATCACGGTAGGTGAGCGTGAGGAAATACCACGCACCCCGGAAGGAGCCTTTTTTCGCTTCCTGGTCATGCAGACGTGCTCCGGTAATCACGGACTTACGCAGCCGTTGCGCCCGCGCTTGCAGCGGGTCGATTTCGATGGTCACGGTGCCTGTCGTAGAGGCCCGCGTGTCACTTGTTTTGTAATGGACAAGCCCAAGGGCCAGCGCTGCGCGCTGGCCCTCAGCGGTCAATGCGATCGGATGCGCCGCGTCGAACTCACGCACGCTTGTACCGACCACACGCTTGTTCTTTTGGATCTTCTCTGCGGCAATTTCAGTGCGGCGCGTAGCAGCCTGCATGACGCCAACAGATGCATCGAACGCGGACAACTCACGCGATTGCGTGGGCTGTTCCTGCATGCGGATACGTGCGTTCTTCGAGGTGCATGCAACGCACAACCCGCCTGGGAAAAAATAGGCAGTGGTGTCGCCGCAAAATGAGCAGGTGCCGTCAGCCACCACAAGCGACCCGATAGCCCTCACGCACAAGAGCGAGGACGAGGCAAACAACGGCGATGACGAAAAGGATGACTAGCAGATCAGCCACGGCGCACCTCGCGATGTGCGATTGCGACCAATGCGGCTTGCTCGATCTGAGCGACCATCGCGTCGTGCTTGCGATCAAGAAACCAGAAGATGAGACCGACAATTCCTTGGCCGATCAGAACGCACATCGGCACAAGGATCAGCAGCGCCTGTAGCTGTCCCAGAAACGAATATGAATGCACCATGCTGCCCCCTCCCCTGCCCCTTGACGCGGACCCCGGAGGGGAGCCGGGGGTGCGCGGTGTATAGGAATGCCAATACACGGACGCATGTATAGTGATGGCTCGACAGAGAGTCAAGCGATTTCTATACATGCCGACCACAAACGAGCTACTTGACAAAGTGAAAGAGAGTTGCTCTCTCCCGTCCGACAACGTTTTGAGCCAAAAATTGGGCGTAACGCGAGCGGTGATCAGCGGATGGCGAAACGACCGATACCCGATTCCGGACGAACGAATTGCGCAGCTATGCGCGATGGCAAAGCTGGATGGGGGCGAATGGATGGCGCGAATTCACGCAGAAAGGGCCGCGTCTCCGGCGGAGCGCGCATTGTGGCGATCAGTGTTGGACAGGCTAAGCGCGGCCGCCGCGGTGGTCGCGCTGCTGGTGCTGGCGGTACACACAGGGGCGCATGAGGCGCTGCTAGCGGCCCTTTCGCCGGTAGCCGTTACCCACCCTCTATACATTATGCGAAATTGGCCGCGTCCCCGTACGGGGGCGCGGCCGGCCATCTGCACTGCAGCTCGAGCACCAGGCAGAACAGTTCCGCACCGCCAGGCTGATGCAGTCCCTGACGGTCAAGGCCTGCGCCAAGCTGCTGCGCGTTAGCGTAAGGACCATCGCCAACTGGGAAGCTGCTCGATCGCAGATCCCGTACACCGCGTACAAGCTGATGCGGGTCCTCCGCGGCCGCAAGCTGCTCGGACCGGCCTGGTCAGGCTTCCAGATCCGTGGCGACGTCCTGGTCACGCCTGAAGGCCGTGAGCTGCGATCGGTCGACCTGGCCTGGTGGTCCTTCTTGGTGCTGCAGGCGCAGGAGTTCCGCAACGAGCGTGCGCGCCGGCGTGACGGACCTCCGGTCCTTGTGGCCACGGCGATGGCATACCATTGCCAGGCTCCGAACTGGATCGTCAAAGCGCCTGTGTCTACCAGGTGTCTACAGGGTGTCGACACATCCGGGACCTTTTCACCGGCTGGGCCGCTCAATAAGAGCTCCGTTGTCCTCGATCACCGCACGACCTTCGCAGCTGCAGCCGGCCGACCGCCGGTTGGCCCGAGCAGTAACACGGGCCAAAAGTCTCACCGGAGCCAGGCATGACCGCCGAGGCCCCTACCTCAGCCCGAAAGACCGCTCCCAACGTCCGCTTGGTCGAGCCGCTGAAGAGCGAGGCGTCAGCCAAAGCCAAGTCGCTTGGGATCTCGCTCAACGCGCTTGTCTCGATGGCTGTCCGGCAGTACCTCGATGGCCAGTCCGGCGACCCTGGGCGTGATCCTCTTGTAGCTGCGCTGCTGGCTGAAGTCGACAAGGAGCTTGCTAAGGCACCTGCTCCTCAAAACCGGGCGCCGCGACTGGTCCCTGGAGGGACGATCGGGTCCGGGCGCGGCGCGCGGCCCATCAGAAAGCCACGTAAGGGCGTCTACATCTGTTCACCTCGTCAGGGTTCCCGCCTTGAAATCTTCCTCACCTGTTCCGCTCGCTTCGTCCCGGGCGGCATCCTCGGTGCCTCTTTTCACGTCGAGTACCTCAGAGCCTGGTCGTACTCCGAGCGCCTATGGAACTCCAAAGGCGGCGGCCCCGCTCTTCAGCGTCACACTATCCGTTACGGCACCGACGTCTGATTCCGTGACGCATCACTAAAGGGGGAATCATGCATCCGCGCACCCGATTTCGCGCTCGTTGTCATCGCCGCTTACGCAACTATCGCTATGGTGTTTTGGGCTTCTACGGCTCAGTCACGTTCCCTATCCGCAAGCCTCATTGGTGGGCAATGTGCAAGTTCACGCGGATCTTCTTTTTCTTCTACAAGACGGCCGGTCGACCAGACCTGGCACTTAGCTTCGGTCGCATCTGGCCAGCCAAGCTTGAGATGTGCGTCAAGGTGCTCAACGACGACGGCGATCACCGCGTCGTATTTTTCTGACGCGTCACGAAATTATCTACTCTGGGGTGCGGGGTTCCCCCGCGCAAAGCAGGTCTAAATCCCAATGCCCGCCTCGGCAACGACGCGGGCATTTTCTTGGGCGAAGCACTGGCAAAAACCCGCACCCTGCAGACGTATTTTAATTACGTGACGCGTCACGATAATGCCGATTAAGTGACGCGTCACGAAATTATTTACTCGGAAGATTTTGCATGTGTCGACACTTTGATTTACTCTCAATCCCGCCAAGGGGTTAACCGATGCGACCTATAACTTCCAG